CTCAATCCATGTAACGCGATCGCCCACACGGCCAAACTTTCTGGGAAACTCTCATCTCCTTAAGCGGGCACTCGGCCGTGCTCCCTGAGGTAAATACCTCTCCCACTCTCCCAGCTAGGCGTCCCATATGAAGCTAAGGGCGCATTGTTTCACTCAGTCCGTAATCAAAGCTGGTGGAGTCTTACTCAGTTGCGCGACACTGCGTACAGTGCATACGTCTTCCAATTTGCAATGGCACATGGTTCAAATTAAGCATCAATGGAATTACGTCCTTATTGGACCACCATGCTCTAGCTCATTGCATATCCTTCCGTGATTTTTGCTCGGGTGGAGCGAGATATTGAATGGAATCAAGCATCCTAGGAGGCTCAATAATGGGTTTTGTATAAACAGGATCTGGGAGCATGTCATAATAGTTCTCTAACATGATTTGTTCACTTGGAGTGATGTCAAAAGCAAAATAGAAACTGATTCGTTCGGACCAAGTTGGTTCACGCTCCTTCAACTCCAGTCCGTCGATCAGCTCCTGTCTAAATTTGAAATAATAATCACCTTGTGATGGAATCCATGGTGTCGCCCCTCTTCCTAACCACTTGTAGAACGACTGGAAGATAGGTAGCCCTCCGGATGACGCCATCCCACATCCTGCAATTGCTCCAATCTGTCTCCCATACACCTTCTTACTACTAACTGTCTTTGTAGTAATTAGATCAGAATACAATCGCTTTGTGGGTCTTGGAACCAAACGATAGCCATCTTCCCCATATTTCACTGGCCGTGATTGACAAAACTCGACTTCCTCAAGAGTTTTGTAAATTCCATCACACTCCATAGTTATTCCCATTTCTAAAAACCAATCCTGTAACCCTTCTTGAAACTGTGTTAAATTCCTCCTATCCATGATGATAACACAATCATCCCCATCATTCAGCAGCTGAATCTGTCTTTTTAGCTTAACATGATCAAAATAAGCATACATTAGACTACACATGATAATGAC